CCGCCACCGCCGCGCCACGCGGCACAACGAACGCAGGGTGAGCAGATGGCCCAGAAAGCCCAGAAGTCCAAGTTTTTCCGCGTTGCCACCGAAGGCGCAACTACCGACGGTCGGATCATCGAGCGCGCCCAGCTGGAGCAGATGGCGAAGACCTACGACCCGAAGAAGTACGCCGCGCGGATCTTCATGGAGCACATCCGCGGCATCAACCCCGAGTGGGGCTTCCGCTGCATGGGCGACGTGACCGCGGTCCGCACCGGCGAGATCGAGATCGACGGCCGCAAGCTGGTGACGCTGGAAGCGCAGATCGAGCCGACGGAAGAATTCGTTGCGCTGACCAAGGCCAAGCAGAAGATCTACAGCTCCATCGAGATCGCGCCGAACTTCGCCGGCGGCAAGGATGCCTACCTGTTCGGTCTCGGCGTCACCGACTCCCCCGCAAGCCTCGGCACCGAGGTGCTGCAGTTCGCCGCCCAGAACCCCGCCGCCAGCCCGTTCGCCGCCCGCAAGCAGGCGCCCGAGAACCTGTTCAGCGAGGCGATCGAGGTCAGCATCGAGTTCGAAGACGCGGACGCCGAAGCAGGCCCCGGTCTGCTGGAGCGCATCACCAACCTGTTCAAGGCCCAACGCACTAACGATGCCGCGCGCTTCGCCGACGTGCACGCCGCGGTGGAAAGCGTCGCTCAGGCCACCGCCGATGCGCAGCAGTCCGCCGACCAGTCCGCACAGGAGGTTGAAGCCGTCCGCGCCGAACTGGCGACGTTCCGCGCAGCCACCGAAGCCAGGCTGGGCGAATTCGCCTCGCGCCTGGACAGCACGCCGGCCCCTGCCCCGTCGCGTTCGCCTGCCACCGGCACGGCGGCCGCCGTCATGACCGACTGCTGACCCCGCCCCCTTCGCCCTCGCCAAGACCCGTTCGGAGACCGCGCAATGCGCAACGAAACCCGCAAGCTGTATACCGCCATGCTGGCGCACATCGCGCAGCTCAATGGCGTCGACGACGCCACCGCCAAGTTCAGCGTGGACCCCAGCGTCCAGCAGACGCTGGAGAACCGCATCCAGGAGTCGAGCGACTTCCTGCAGCGCATCAACATCATCGGCGTGACCGAGCAGTCCGGCGCCAAGCTGGGACTTGGCATCGGCGGCCCGATCGCCAGCACCACCAACACCGCCACCACGGATCGCAGCACCAAGGATCCGACCGCGATGGATGAGCAGGGTTACCTGTGCACCCAGACCAACTTCGACACGCACATCAGCTACGCCAAGCTCGATGCCTGGGCGAAGTTCCCGGACTTCCAGACCCGCTTCCGCGACGCCGTGATCAAGCGTCAGGCGCTCGACCGCATCATGATCGGCTTCAACGGCACCAGCCGCGCGGCCACGTCCGATCCGGTGGCCAACCCGCTGCTGCAGGACGTCAACAAGGGCTGGTTGCAGAAGTACCGCGAATTCGCCGCGGCGCGCGTGCTGGCGGAAGGCGCCACCGCTGGCGCTGGCGTGCGCGTCGGCGCTGCGGCCGGCCGGGATTACTTCAACCTGGATGCACTGGTGATGGATGCGGTGGCCAGCCTGGTGGATCCGTGGCATCGCGAAGACACCGAGCTGGTGGCGATCCTCGGCCGCAACCTGATGCACGACAAGTATTTCCCGCTGGTCAACGCCGCCAACGCCCCCACCGAGCAGCTGGCGCTGGACACCATCGTCAGCCAGAAGCGCGTGGGCGGCCTGCAGGCGGCGCGCGTGCCGTTCGTGCCGGACAACGCCATCCTGATCACCCGCTTCGACAACCTGTCGATCTACTTCCAGGAGCAGGCGCGGCGCCGCACGATCGTGGACAACGCCAAGCGCGATCGCATCGAGAACTACGAATCCAGCAACGATGCCTACGTCGTCGAGGACTTCGGCTGCGGCTGCCTGATCGAGAACATCGACCTCGCTTGGTAACCGCCCTGCGGTGGCGGCACGGGCCGCCACCGCGCCTCTGCAGGAGTCCCACCATGTCCCTCGCCCGCCAGCACTTCCAACGCATGACCGCCGCCGCCGTGGCCGCCGCCACCGATCCGGGCGCGCCGGTCAATGCCAATGCCTACGAACTGCAGCTGATCGCCCTGGCGGATGCCAAGCGCGCGCTCAAGCAGGTGCAGTCGGTGGAACGGAAAGCGGAGGTCAAGCGCCGGGTGCTGCCGGAATTCGCGCCGTGGGTGCGCGGCGTTCTGGAAGCCGGGCGCGGCGGGCAGGATGCGGTGGTGATGACGGTCATGGTCTGGCTGATCGACGTGGGCGACTTCGCCAGCGCGCTCGACATCGCCGACTACGCGCTGCGGCACGGCCTGACCCTGCCCGACGAATACAAGCGCGGCGTGGCCACGCTGGTGGCCGAGGAAATCGCCGAGCAGTCGCTCGCGGCGCTGGGCGCCGGCAAGCCGGCCGAGCTGTCCAGCCTGCAGCGTGCGGGCGAGCTGGTGGCCGAACACGACATGCCGGACGAGGTGCGCGCCAAGCTGCAGAAGGCGATTGGCCTGGCCGTGCTGGCCGATGCCGGCCTGGGCAGCGATGCGTTCGATACCACCACCGCGCAGCAGGCGCTGACCCATCTGAAGCGCGCGGTCGAGCTGCATGACCGCGTTGGCGTGAAGAAAGAGATCGAGCGCCTGGAGCGGGCGCTGAAGCCCTGATCCATCCCCTTCGGGGCGTCGGCCAGCCGCGCTCTAACTCCGGCCGGTGCAGGCCGGCGCCCCAACCCCAACGCCCCACGGCGCCGCGGCGGCGGGCCGCACTTGATCCTGGAGGAACAGCTTGAGCGGTTTCGTGGCCACCGCGCCGGCACAGCCCGCGGACTCCCCGGCGGACAGCATCGCCAACGACGGCTGGTTCCCGGACGTGTCGATGGCCGCCTCCCGCAACGCCATGCGTCTGGACGGCACCATCACCGATCCGCGCCTGCGCGCCGCGCTGGTCAGCGCCATGGCCGACACCAACCGTCAGCTGCGCACCTTCCGCGCGGAGCGCGCCGGCGCCGGGCACAGCAGCCTGGCGGCGGTCGGCGCCGGCGACCAGCTGGACGGCCAGCCCCGCCTGGTGTTGCTGTACCTGCGCGCAGTGATGTGCGCCGCCAAGGCCGACCTGATCGAGCGCTACCGCGATTTCGACGCCGACGGCGGCAACACGCGCCAGCAGGACAACGCTCCGCTGATCGACGAGCAGCGGCGCAACGCGCAGTGGGCGGTGCGGGACATTCTCGGCCAGACCCGCGTCGTGGCGGAGCTGGTCTGATGCGCGTCCAGGCCCACCAGGGCGACACGCTGGACGTGCTGCTGTGGCGGCATGCCGGCCGCACCGCCGGCCTTGTGGAGGCCACGCTGCTGGCGAATCCGGGCCTGGCCGACCTTGGCGTGGTGCTGCCGCACGGCGCAACCGTGGAGATCCCGGACCACGCGCTGCGTGCCGCGGAAACCACCGACCTCCCCCTCATCCAGCTCTGGGACTGACATGCAGGACACCGCGACCAACACCCTCGCGCAGACGCTGGCCGGTACCGCCGCCGCCAGCACCGCCAGCGGCATCGCCGCCGCCAACGCCTGGCAGGCCATCGGCATCGGGCCATCGGTGCTGTTCATGGCCCTGGCCGGCACCGCCCTGGGCCTGCTGTTCTCGCCGCCGGGCGGTGGCCGCGGCCGCCTGTTCGCGCTGGCGCTGGTCTACACCATGGTGTCGGCCGCGCTGTCGGTGCTGCTGGCTGAGCTGCTGTCGCTGGCCGACCACCGCTTTGACGGCGCGTTGGCGCTGCTGTTGGCCTTCTTCGCCAATTCCGCCATTCCGGCGCTGCGGGCGGCCATCAACGCGCGCCTGAAGCACACCATCGGCGGACAGAGCGACAGCTACCGCATCGATGACGGTTTCGGCCGGCGTGATCGCCCGCGCCGCGGCGACGACGACTTCGACGGCACCTGGAAAGGAGACTGACATGGGCCTGTTGACCTGCGTGACGTGGGCCGGCGATCTGGTGGCACTGGCCACCGGCATCGCAATGCTGAAGGACACCTTCCTGGACCGGTCGGCAGCGCACCGCCTGCTGGCGACGCTGGCAACCGCCTGGGGGCAGATCCGCGGCGGCGGCGGCTGGCCGGACATGGCGCAACTTCGGCCTGCGCTGCGCTTCGGCATCCGCATTGCGATGCTGGTGGTGATCGTCGCCAGCGCCGGCGTCTGCGTGGTGTTCCCGGCTACCGGCGACTGGCACGGCATGCTGCTGCGCACCGCGCTGGCGCTGCACATGGCGGCGCAGGTGCCGTGCCCGTGGATCCGCTGGATCACCGTGGGCGACCACCGCGCCAAGCTCAACGACCCGCCCGGAGTGGAACGCCGTGTTCAGCGCTGAACAGTTGGCCGGCGCCGCTGGCTGCCCGCTTCCCGTGGCCGCCCGCTGGGCCACCCCGCTGGTACGCGCCATGACCCGCTGCGGCATCACCACGCGCCGCCGCGCCGCGCACTTCCTTGCCCAGATCGGGCACGAAAGCGCGGGCCTCACCCGCACCGAGGAAAACCTCAACTACAGCGCCCGCCGCCTGCGCGAGGTCTGGCCCCGCCGGTTCGACGCCGCCACCGCGGCCAACTACGCCCGCCAGCCGGAGCGCATCGCCAACCGGGTCTATGCCCTCCGCATGGGCAACCGCGACGAGACCAGCGGCGACGGCTGGCGCTTCCGGGGCCGCAGCCCGATCCAGCTGACTGGCCGTGAGAACTACCGGCACATGGCGCAGCTCACCGGCCTGCCGCTGGTCGCGATGCCCGCGCTGGCTGCGGAAGTCGACGAAGGCGCGCTGATCGCCGCCACCTGGTGGCAGGCCAACGGGCTCAACAGCCTGGCCGACAGCGGCGACATCCTGGCCGTCAGCCGGCGGGTCAACCTGGGCACCATCAACACCACGCGTACGCCCAACGGGCTGCAGGACCGCATCGACCGCACGCACCGCGCCATCCGTGCCCTGGGGGGCGAATGAACGCCCTGGTGCGCGACCTCCTGTTCGGGCTGGCCCTGCTGGCTGCCATCGTCGGCGGCATCTGGACGGTACGGCACCGCATCGCCAGCGCCGAAGCGCGCGCCGCCACGGCAGAGACCCGCGCCGGCCGCCTCCAGGCGGAACTCGAGCAGGCGCAGATGGGCGAGCGCGTGGTCACCGTCTACGTCGACCGCGTGCGCACCGTGCGCGAGCGCGGCGCCACTATCACCCGGGAGATCCCCATCCATGTCACCGCGAAAGCTGATGCTGCTTGCCCTGTTCCTGCCGGCTTTGTCCGCGTGCATGACGCAGCCGCCCAAGGCGTGCCCCTCGATCCGTCCGCCGGAGATCCTGATGCGCCCGTCCCCGGCCTTGCGCTCTCTGGCGTCGCCGCCACCGTCGCCGGCAACTACACCGCCTGCCACGAAACCGCCGCACAGCTGACCGCCTTGCAAGACTGGGTGCGCGGCTTGCAGGCGATCGAGACGCCCTGATGTTCAAGCCCGGCAGCCTGCGCGCTTTCCTCACCGCCGCCAATCCGGAGCTGGCGCGCGACCCCGACCGGCTGGTGGTGTTCATCGACGAAGGCAGCCTGCAGGCGACGTTCGCGCCGGGCCTGTCCTTCGAATACGCCTACACGCTCAACCTGGTCTTCACCGACTACGCCGGCCACCCGGACGCCATCATGGCGCCGCTGCTGATCTGGATCCGCGAACACCAGTCCGAGCTGCTGGCCAACCCCGACAATCGCGGCCGCATCACCTTCGAGGCGGACCTGCTGGCCAATGACGCGGTGGATCTCTCGATCAAGATTCCGCTCACCGAGCGCGTGGGCGTGCACCCGCGCAGCGGTGGAACCGGCCACGACATCGAGCACTACCCGGAGCCCGAACAGGAAACCGGCGTGCCGCCCCCGCCGCGCGAGCTGTGGCTGGACGGCCAGCTGATCGCCCAGTGGTGACGTGGGCGACGATCTGACCCGGCTGGAGACCTGGGCCGCGCCGCTGCTGGCCAAGCTGGGGCCGCAGCAGCGCAGCAAGGTGGCGCGCAGCATTGCCCGCTCCCTGCGTCAAAGCCAGGCCCAGCGCATCGCCCAGCAGCAGAACCCAGACGGCAGCGGATACGCGCCGCGCAAGCCGCGCCTGCGCGAAAAGAAGGGCCGCATCCGTCGCGCCGCCATGTTCGGCAAGCTGCGCACCGCCAAGTTCATGCGGGTCAAATACAACCCCGACAGCGCCGCCGTGGAGTTCGCCGCGCGCGTCCAGCGCATCGCCCGCGTACACCAGGAGGGCGGCAGCGATCGGGTCTCGAAGGACGGCCCGCGCGTGCGCTACCCGCAGCGCCAGCTGTTGGGCTTCAGCCGCGAGGATCTGCGGCTGATCCAGAACCTGCTGGTGGACCACCTGGCACCGTAGGAAATCCCCTACCGCATGGTGCGGTAACGGCCGATTCCGCACGCCGGCCGGCACGGGCAATCTGCACCCATCGGCAACGCGCTGTGCCACCCGGTTATCCAGCAGCGCGGGCCGCCCCAGGGATGGGGCGGCTGCCGATCCTTCACCGGGAGGATGCGATCACCAGCGCCGCGCCTGTTGCGCCAACTGCAACATCAGCCGCCACCTACCCGCGCGCGTAGCCGGCCATGACCATGCCCGCATGCCGGGCACATTCACCGCCGTCGACCTCTCCCGCCTGCCCTTTCCGGCAGTCGTCGAGCCGTTGGACTTCGAGACCATCCTCGCGGCGCGGCTTGCAGCGTTTCGGGCGCTCGCGCCTGAATTCGACGCGCTGTTGGAATCCGACCCGGCGTTCAAGCTGCTGGAGGAAAGCGCCTACCGCGAGCTGGTACTGCGACAGCGGGTGAACGATGCCGCCAAGGCAGTGACCTTGGCCTACGCCTCCGGCAGCGACCTGGACCACCTGGCGGCCAACTTCAACGTCACCCGGCTGGTGCTGGACGCCGGCGACGCCGCCGTGTTGCCGCCGCGCGCACCGGTGCTGGAGCCCGACGTCGATCTGCGCCGCCGCGTGCAGCTCGCATTCGAAGGACTCTCCACCGCCGGCCCGCAGGGCGCCTATGTTTTCCATGCGCTGGGCGCGCACGCCGACGTTGCCGACGTGGCCGCGGTCAGCGATACGCCGGGCGTGGTCGACGTATACGTGCTGTCGCGCGGCGCGTCCGGCATCCCCGCACCGTCGGTGCTGTCGGCGGTTGACGCCGCGCTCTCTGCCGAATCGGTGCGCCCGCTGACCGACCAGGTGCGCGTGTTCCCGGTCGCCGCCCTGGCCTACACGGTGGAGGCCACGCTGGAGGTGTTCAGCGGCCCGGATGGCGCCGTGGTCGTGGCCGCCGCCGACACCGCGGTGCAGCGCTACGTGACCGAACAACGCCGCATCGGCCTGCCGGTGACGCGCAGCGGCCTGTTCGCCGCGCTGCACCAGCCCGGCGTGCGCAACGTGACCCTCACCCAGCCGGCGGCCGACCTGGCCGTCACGGATCGCCAGGTGGCGGTCTGCACCGGCGTGTACGTCGAGACCGCCTGATGCCCGCCGCCAACTTCAATCCGGTCATCGAAGCCGGCGCCACGTACCGCCTGGCGCTGACCGTGCGCAACGGCCCCACCACGGCGGCGCCGCCGATGGACCTGACCGGCTGGGAGCCGCGCATGCAGCTGCGCCCGGCCGCGGACTCTCTCGACGTGCTGCTGGATTGCCGGCCCACCAACGGCCGCCTGTTCATCGCCGATGCCGCTGCCGGCCAGATCCTGCTCAACATCCCTGCGAGCGACACTGCACGCCTGGACTTCGCCGCGGCCGTGTACGACCTGATCATCGCCAGCGCGGGCGAAACCCGCCGGTTGCTGCAAGGCGAAGTGAAGATTTCCCCGGCGGTGACGCGATGACCGACACCGCGATGGTGGTCTCCCCCGTGGTTATCGAGGTGGACGCCTCGACGCCACCCGCGCTTGTGGTCGCCTACGACCCGGCGACCACCGCGGTGGTGGTGGAGGTGCAGCAAGCCGCGCAGGTGGTGACGCAAGACGTCATCGCCGTGGAGGTCGGGCAGCCCGGAGCAGGTAGCGGCACCGGCGGCGATCCCGCCGGCACTGCTGCGGCGCTCATGGCGGCTCACGTCGTCGCCGCAGATCCGCACCCGCAGTACCTGGACGAAAGCGACGCAATCGACGGAGGCAATTTCTGATGGCCAACACCCTGCGGATCAAGCGGCGCTGGACCGGCACTGCCGATGCACCGGGCACGCTCAAGAGCGGCGAGCTGGCCTACAACGGCGTCAGCGACATCCTGTACATCGGCTTCGGCGACGATGGCAGTGGCAATGCGACCAGCGTCAAGGCGGTCTCCGGCTTCGGCGCTGCAGTGGGCTTGACCAGCGATCAGGTGATCAGCGGCGTCAAGACCTTCAACAGCAGCCCGGTGGTGCCCACCGCAGCGGCCGGCGACAACAGCGGCAAGGCAGCCAGTACCGCATTCGTGCAGGCGGCACTGAGCGCAGCTGCCGTCTCCGACGGAGACAAGGGCGACATCGCCGTCTCCGGCAGCGGTGCGACGTGGACGATCGATGCCGGCGTGGTCACCAATGCCAAGCTGGCGACCATGGGCACGGGGACGCTCAAGGGCCGGGCCACCGCAGGCACAGGTGCGCCCGAAGACTTGACCGCCGCCCAGGTCAAGACGCTGCTGGCGCTGAACAACCTCGACAACACGTCCGACGCCAACAAGCCGGTTTCCACCGCCCAGCAGGCGGCCATCGATCTGATGGTTCCGCTCACCCAGAAGGGCGCGGCCAACGGGGTAGCCACGCTGGACGGCACCGGCAAGGTGCCCAGCGCGCAGCTGCCGTCCTTTGTCGACGACGTTCTTGAATACGCCAGCCTTGCCAGCTTCCCGGGCACCGGAACCACCGGCGTGCTGTACGTGGCGCTGGATACCAACCGGGTCTACCGTTGGTCCGGCACCGTGTACGTGGAGATCAGCGGCAGCCCCGGTAGCACCGATGCAGTGCCCGAGGGCAGCACCAACCTGTACTACACCGATGCGCGCACCCGCGCCGCAGTAATCGTGCAAACCATCACCAACGGCGACACCACCCACAGCCCCTCGGGTGATGTGGTGTTCGATCAGCTCGCTACGAAGGCGCCAGTGGCCAGCCCTGCGCTGACCGGCACGCCCACGGCCCCCACTGCAGCCACGGCGACCAACACCACCCAGCTCGCCACCACCGCATTCGTGCAGGCCAACCTGGCCTTGGCATTGAAGGCGGCGTCCAACCTGTCCGACATCGCCAACGCTGGCGCCGCCCGCGTCAACCTCGGGCTGGGCTCCATGTCCACGCAGAACGCCAACGCGGTTGCGATCACCGGCGGCACCATCGACGGCGTAACGCTGGACGGCGGGACGTACTGACCATGGCGGCCACCCTGAAGCCGAAGCGCAGCGCTGTTGCCAGCGCGGTCCCGACGACAGCCAACCTCGCAGATGGCGAGATTGCGATCAACACCACGGATCGAGCGCTGTTCGTGCGCGTCGGCGCCGCGATTGTGGATCTGCTGGACGCGTTCGCGCGCAAGGCCGGTGCGACTTTTACCGGCGCCGTTTCGGGCACCTCGCTATCGATGTCAGGCACCGTCTCCGACGCGGCGGGCAATGTGCGTCGGGTTCCTCCGATCACGGCCAACGCGAACACGACGCTGGCTGCGGCGCATCTCAACGCGATGGTCGAGAAAAGCAACACCGGCACGTACTACTACTACCTCAACGCCGGCGTCGGCGCCCAGGGCGACGCAATCACGTTCCTCAATAGCGGCACCGCCGGCAGCATGTTCGTCTCAGCGGGCAGCGGCGTCAGCCTCATCCGCAACGGCGCCTCCTACGGCGGCGAGGTCAAGCCCGGGTCGATGATGACGATCCTGCGTACTGCCACCACCAACAAGTGGGTCTGCTGATGACGATCCAGCAGCATCTCTTGTCGACGCCTGCGCCGTCTTTCACACCCGTGTTCAGGCAATACGTTGGCCCCGGAAGTGGTACTGACACGGCCCCCGCGGGTGCCAGCAAGGTGCGCATCTGGGTGGTCGGCGGCGGCGGCGCGGGCGCCTACCGTGACGGCGTGATGCCAAATGGATATGGCGGCGCATCCGGTGCCGGATGCGAATCCGAGTACGCCGTAAGCGGCGGGCAAACCACCAACTACAGCCTCGGCTATGGCGGCCAAGCGACCCTCACAAGTTCGGGGTTCGGCGGTTTGTCCAGCGTGACATCCGGCTCGCTTTCCATCACTACGATGCAGGCGGAAGGTGGCAACTCCGGAACGGGCTCGATCGCAAGCGCATCCGCCAGCGGCGGCACCATCGGCAATTACAGCGGCCAGGCCCAAAAGCCACCAGACGTGTACGGGCCTGGCT